AGTCGGCAATCAGGTCTGGGCTGATAACGAGGCGGCGACCATCGCACAGCGTGTGCTCTTCGCTGCGAATGTCAGTGAACACCGCACGTTCGTCTTGCTTGTCGTGCCAGAACATGCGAGAGCCACAGCACATGTCGAGAATTGAGGGCATTACCATCGCACCCTGAGAATTAGACATTGCTGGCCTCCTGAGCGACAAAACGAGATGGTGACCAGTCGCAGTAAGTGTCAGTTTCGACATGTCCAAAAATTGCTTTGCAGCGGTAAATGTGGCGGCAATCTCCGCATTTAGTCCCAGCAGGTAGCTTCATCTTGTCTGGGTCTGCCGGGTCGTAGTTCAACGCTTCGATGTTATTGCTCATTGTTGGCCTCCACGCGCTTGAACTCAATTACCCATACCCATGGGTTAGCCTGCCAGCTTTGTGGGTTATCAGCGCCGTAAATTGATTGCCATAGCTCACCGAAAACGTAACGGGTTGGAGAAAGTTCGTTAGCCTGAACCCCTTCTGCCTGAGCATCCTTATCGCTAATAGCGTTCAATCGCTCAACGCGCACATTGGTAATTTCAAGCAGAATGCGGCTTGCCCAGCGCGACATGTGAATTGACGGCGTCCAGTTTTGTGATGGTTGTTTTGTGCAAGTCGCCACTGGAACCGTTCTGGTTGACTCTGTAAAACTGTTGCGCTCGCTTGCCTTGTACATCAGGCGGGCGACATCGGTAGCACAGCCCATTACCCGGTATGTTTCCCGCACCCAAAGGCGGTCGCCAACATCGCCAAAAGGACAGCAGCATGCAACGCCAGGCGTAAAGTAAACGGAGCTAACTCTCCCCTCCTTGCCGAACACCACTGGCACGTTAAAACCGCGTTCCCTACCAACATCAGCTACTCGCCGCGTCTGCGTCTTGCTGCCGTTGAGAATCGCTCGCACCATCTCAGCGTTGAAAATCACTCCACGTTCTTTCATGCTCGCGCGCTCCCGAATATTTTATGCACCTGATAGCCCTGCCAGTTCTGGCGGCATTCCTGGCAAACAATGTTGATATACTTAACTGGCTTGGGTTTTACTCCAGCTGCACGTCTGGCTGCGTTATAAACCCTGCTGGTTTCTATCCGTTTCTGCCTGAGTTTCTCATCAAGATTGTCTGCATACGCCTCGTACTGGCTGGCATCGAGGAAATAGCCACGCTTGCCATGCTTGTACAAATCACCCGACTTTGATGCTTCTTCGAGGAGCTTACCGGTCGTCCACTCTGAAGTGTTCAGGATGGCTTTTACTTCTCTGAAGGTCAGGCGGTCATGTGTTGCCAGCTCTGCACGGATGATGATGAGGCGTTGTGAATATGAGTCGTCAAGTGATGCTGAATTTGTGGTTTTCATCAGAAGGCACCTCTCTTTAAGCCATGCTTTGCACGCAGCTCTGCGATCTTTTCCAGTCCCTGCTGCTGGGTGACTGGCTTCCCACCAAGCTTCTGGATCATCACTTTCGGCTCGGGGATATTTTCACCACGGAATATTTTGGCTGCCATCAGCGAAAGCTCGTTGGCCGCTTTGCGACGAAGCTCACCATCGCCCCAGTTGTTGGCCTTCATGCCCGAATACAACGCCGTCACCATCCAGTAATGCGCGTACTGCTCCCACGGGTAAGCTTCAGGGGAGTCGTAATATCCACGACGATTGCAGTAGTCATAAAACATGACCACCAACTCTTCACAGGACGGCAGGCCAGCCTGCTTCTGCGCACCAAGTCGACACCATGAAACGAATTGCCCTGGCGATGGCCAGAATGGTGATTCACTCGAACGCGCATACTGCATTCCAGACGACAATTGCTCTTTCGAGCGAATACCACCTTCGGCGAACGCGGCAATCCATTGCTTCTTCGCGGTGTTTTCGTCAGCTTCGGTACGGAGATTTGTATTGCCTGCCGCTGGAAAAATCTGCTTGAGCTGGCGAAACAGCGTATCGACCAGGCGCTCAGCTTCGGAGTTAACGACCTTTGGCTGGTCCTGATAAGGCGCAGCCATACGCGACAATGAGCCACCATCACGGTTAGCTACAGCGCTATAGATTTCACGATTCATATAAAATCATTCCTCCAGGATTCAGCGCTGTTCCAGTGTGGACCGGCTGCTTGTTCTTCACGTTGTGGTCTGTTCTTCTGGCTTTGCTGTAGGGACAACGTGTCCCACTTCGCCCTGAGCTTTGCCGGTGACAGGATGTTGGAGTGCCAGAACTGATCGCGACTAGCCCACAGGAATAACTCGCAAATCTCACGGTGGGTGCGCTTGTCGATTTCACGTAGCAGACGAACGTCGTTTGCCCAGGCTGTCAGGTTGGGCTGGCTGGTGGATGGTTTGATTTTGTTAACCAGAGCGAAGATCCACTGCGCAGCATGCAGGTCGTCAGCACTTCCCCACTTTGCAAAGTTCGGGGTATAAACCGACGCGTCAGGATGAGCAGATAAAAACTTTTGAAGACGCTCGTCTGAGGATTCGCCAGAATTCTCTGACGGTTTTATATTATTGTTATTATCTTCTTGTTCATGTTGTGCGGTTGTTTGTGCGGCTTCATGTGCGCCATACCCCATCAAGGCCGCGCCAGCACTGGTCCCACCATGTGCGGTTGTTTGTGCGGTTGTTTGTGCGGCTAAATTGCTCATTTTTTCAGCATATTCCGCATAATTCAGGATGGTGATAACACGCCCTTTTTGCTTTTCACCCTCCATTGAAATCATCCCTTCGCGCACAAAGAAACTGAGCATTCTTTCCACTGCATCACGGCTTGTCGGTTTCCCTTTTCGGTCACATAAAGCAAGACCAAGATCGGCAGCAGTTACCACCAGTTGTCCGGGTTGAAGCTGCCATGTACGACCTTTGAATCTGGCAGCATATGGCTGGCGTTGCGCATCAATAAGCAGGTTCTCCCAGAGCGTTCTGAGGTAAACGTCTTTGGCCCATGATTTCTTTTTGATACTCCGGTACAACGGAATGTAACCATTCTTCTGGTTCTCCATCCTGTTGCTCCTGGCGGCTGAGTGAGCCGCAAAGTTGGCGTAAGCGACGTTCGACATAGCTATGCCCCTTTCGCCTGGTGTTTGTGGTCGGTGTTTGTCATAATCAATCCCGCAAATACTCAAAGTTATTGCACTAGAAAGCCGTTGGTGTTCGCGCACCGCGGCTTTCGCCCTTTCAGAACAGGCCCGGCTGGGCGTTCCGCTTAACTCGTTTCTTCTCAAACTTATCTGATGGCAGTTGTTGCTTCTCCGCCCATAGCTTTGCGTGGCGTAACACATCATCGAAAATCTTCCCCTTCCTGCTGGCCTGGCTCATTCGCCGGTACATGTCGACTGCCTGGTATGCCCCCCCCCTGAGCCACTGATGCTGTGAAGCCCAGTTTCAGGAGTTCAGCTTTGACGTGCATCTCTACAAATTCGATGTGATTCATGATGCTAATCCCAGCCCAGCGCATCAGGCCTGGCTCGTTCAGCCCTAAGCCCAGCATCAGCAAGGATCTCCACGGCTGTTAAGTAATTTCTGGATACCAATATCGCCTCCGGCGGTGCCGCCTGAATCCCGAGGAAAGCGAGTTCTCTCGCCAGAGCTGTAAAATGCCCATCAGCCTTACGACGACTCACTGTCGATTCACTGATCCCCATGTGCTCCGCATAAGCCTTTTGTCCAACCGATGAAAGTCGGGTGAGCAAAACGCTCTCAATCTCAACCGGGTTGAGGACAGGGGGATCTAACTTGCGTGCTATTGAGTTCTCCATGGTTGAAACTCCTCGCTATTGATTTGGTGAATGAATGGAATGGCTATGCTTCCTGTCTTGGAAGGCCATCGGATGGGTTTGGATAGAGATCAGGGCGCAGTTCGTGGGGCGTTACGCCCGTGGCTTGATAAATCGGAAAAACTCGTTTTGGCGGAACGATGCCCTTAGCATCATTCTTCCACAGGCTTACTGCCATTTTGGATACACCTAGCATCATCCCCAGCTTCTTTGCTGAACCGGCTTGCTGTATTGCTTTGTCCAGAGCTGTCATTGACTGCCTCCCGTTAACTGATGGACAAAGTAAAGCACTTATTTACTTTTTGGTCAATACAACCTTGCTTGAGAGAGTAAAGCGAATGTTTACAATGGATGTCATGAGCATAGAAAACGAAACATCATCCTTGGTATCCAGGCTGACAGAGCTAAATAACAAAGGCTTTTCAAAAACTGAAATGGCCAGGGCGGCCAATGTCAGTAAACAAGCTGTCACTGGCTGGTTTAAAACTGGAACCATGAGTAAAGAATCAGCGCTTGGTGTAGCAGAGGCTGCTGGGGTGTCTGTTGCGTGGCTTTTGGGTGAGGATGTAGATGAAGGAACTGGCTTAAAACCAAATGAACGCGATATGCTCAAATTGTTTAGGCAGCTCCCTGAAGCAGAGCAGGAAAGGATGATTGATCTTTTTAGCATTAGGCTGAAAGAGATAGATGATTACGTCGAAAAGTATCTTCGCGGACGTTATAAACCAACATCTGAATAGCCCCTAGCGCAGCACGCTACACAAAGAACCGGCATTGCCGGTTTTTTTTCGCCTTTTTTCCTCTAAAAACACCAATAAACCTCAATCACCTCCCTGATGGTCTAGTCATGCTTTACCATTTTTATCACTCCCGCTTGACTTAAAGGTAAAGTAGTTGTTTACTTATCACATCAAACGCACTAACGAACCACTCAGGCAGGACGCCCACGAAGTAGCTGCCCGGAGCATATGAATATCGGGATGAGGTGGAGAAATTAACGCGCAGCAGGTTTAGCAACGTTCCGCCAGCCTGGCGATAAGGGCAAAGGGGATTGAGATGGTTAATCAACACTACGGCACCATGCCGATGATTCGCCAGTGTGTTGCGCCAGGAATGATGGCGCTGCATGAAGGTCGCACTTACCGGGTATCAGCCGTAATCAACGAGCGTCAGTGGACTTACCTGCATGCTGGAGTTGATGTGCTTCGTATCAGTGATTGTGTAATTGAAGTTTTGTTAGATGGGCGCGGAGATCCGCTGATCCATTAACGCAAAAACCCGCCGAAGCGGGCCTTACGTCCAGCGGTACCGACCAAAGTGCGCTGGAAATCTGAATGACCAAAGTAACCACCCAATGGCGCTATCAATGGCTCGGGGATTCTATAACCCAAAGGAGCGTAAACGCAATGATGTACGCATATCTGATTAAAAGCCGGAAAAACTCCGACAAACCAAACCTCTTCGTGTGGTTCGAAAGCAAGTCCGATTCTCGCGCAGACCGTGAAGTCATGAACATCCTTGAGGATGCGGAAATCGAAACAGGCCGTGGCGCTGACCATCAACTCCCGGTTCGCACTAACATGCCAGTGTTCGATGATTTGCCAGAAGAAAGCAAGCTGGACGCCACCTGGTGTGACCGTTACGAACTAGGCGACGACAACGCAACGTGGAAGAAGATTGTTGCGACTGAACCAAAAGGCCCACAAAAAATCACCGCCGAAACCGCCAGCGAAGTGAAAGTACCTTCCCGCGAAAAGGTATCCGAACGCCTGAACGAAATGCGCAACCTTAGCGATGAAGACATCATTGATAGCTGCAAGCTGCCATTCAATACCGAGGTCGCCCACTATTGGCTGGGTGGGATGTTCACGGCAACACCTAATGAGCGCAAAGCTGCAACTGTCGCCGCTATGGATACCGACAATAGCTATTTGCAAAATATCCTCCTGGCGTTCAACTCCGTAGAGCCCTGCAAACATTGCTATGACCACATCCGAAATAGCCTGGTTGAAATCATCAAGAGTATCTGGCCGGTAGAAGGTAAGTCGCCAGAACTGAACAATGTCCTGACGTTCACACAAGAGTGGATGGCGGCAATCAACGACAACTCCGACACCGATGGAGTGAAGCGTAAATCTATTACTGAAAAATGGCGGACCCGGTACAGCAAGCAACGTACTGAATCAGGGGCAACTGCTGGCGGCAGTAATCAGACTGACCGCAACCCAGAGATGGTTCATTCTCTGGATACCCTTGATATCGAGATTGCGCTCGCACTACTGCCCTTTGATTTCAATATCTACGATTTTGAGCAATCCATTTTACGTCGCGGCAAAGAAATGGTTGCAGCTAAAGAATCACCATGGAAAGAGTGGAGTCGTAAGCTACGCAACAGCCCGGGCATTCTCGATTATTCCCGCGCCGCTATCTTTGCCGTGATTCGTAGCGCCGCACCGAATATTCACATGATGCCAGGCAGTCACCAGGCATGGATTAACGACAAGCTGACTGAAACAAATCACGCAAACCCTGATGCTGAAACAGTGGCGCTTGCTATGAGATCAACAGCATCGGTCAGCACCCATGAAACCAGTGATTACGAAGTTCCCGAGACAATCATTGTCGAAGTGGTCAGCACCTCGAATGCTCCCGAAGTTCAAAACCTCGGCAATGGTGTGTTTTCAATTGAAGGTTTGATGGGTGAACAACCGAACAAGGCATCCGACATCAAAACCCCCTTAAATGAAGTTGTAAAAGAAGAAGTGAAGCTAACGGAGACCACCAGCAATGAGCCGATGGAAACGACTGACAGTAACCAAATCGCGGATAGTGTTGAGATTTCAACAGGCCAAAATACTGATGCAAATGATCAGGAAGCAACTGCCGTAACTGAAGCGATTAATTCAGAAGCTTCAGTTGAGTTCCCTGCTTACTTTGAGCCGGGCCGCTATGTTGGTTTACCTAACGATGTTTATCACGGTGCTAATGGTATCAGCAGCACCCAGGTGAAAGATGCTCGTGTTTCGCTTATGTACTTTCATGGGCGCCATATTACTAAAACCATTGGCCGTGAAACCAGTGATGCTCTGACGTTCGGGACTCTGGTACATGCGCTGTCACTCGAGCCTGAATGTTTCGATGCTGAGTTTGCCGTGTTCCCTGGTGTCCCTGACGGAGCTTTCACCAATACAGATTCATTGAAAGCTTTTATACGTGAATACAACGAGGGCAAGGACAAGTCAGAACAACTGAAACTAACCGGCACCAAAGATGTGTTGTCTTTAGCTATCCGGAAAGTAAAGCCAGATGCGATCTTTGCAGATGAATTCGAGCAGCAATGGAATGAAGCCAATAAGGACAAAATCATTCTGAGCGAACGTCAGCTAACTCATGCAAAAGCTATTCAGCAGGCTTTGTTCAACCACCCTTCTGCCGGCCAACTCCTGCAACATCCGAACCGTGCAAACGAAGTCAGTTACTTCGGCATGGACGAAGAAACCGGTTTAGAAGTTCGCGTACGTCCTGATCTTGAAATTGATATGGCCGGTGTGCGCATCGGTGTAGACCTTAAAACCATTAGCCTGGGTAAGGTGAAACAGGATTTCCTGCGCGCAAAACTGCACCGCGAAATCATCGAGCGTGACTATCACCTCAGCGCCGCAATGTACTGTGATGTTGCGGACTTTAATCAGTTCTTCTGGATTTTCGTGAACAAGGATGAGGGTTACCACTGGGTGGCAATCATTGAGGCTTCTGAGGAGTTGCTGGAACTGGGTCGCCTGGAGTATCGCAAAGCGATAAACAGCATCAGCAATGCATTAGATAGCGATGTATGGCCAGCGCCAATCACCGAAGACTATACCGACGAACTGAACGATTTTGACGTGCGCCGCCTTGAAGCGCTGCGCCTGGCATAAGGGGAGCAATCATGGAAAACACAAACATCGTAATGGCTGAACAGCAGGCACCTAATACCATTTCAGCCAGCAATTCCATTTTCAATATTCAGGCTCTGGGTCAATTGCAGGCATTCGCAGGATTGATGGCTCAATCTGCCGTTACCGTTCCTGCACACTTAGCAGGTAAGCCAGCTGACTGTATGGCTATCGTTATGCAGGCCATGCAATGGGGTATGAATCCCTATGCAGTGGCGCAGAAAACACACCTTGTTAACGGTGTTCTCGGATATGAGGCACAGCTGGTTAATGCAGTGATTGCCAGTTCAAACGCCATTCAAGGCCGCTTTCATTACCGTTACGGCGGGGAATGGGAGCGTTGCACGACCACTAAGGAAGTGACTCGCGAGAAGACGGGTAAAAACGGCAAATACACGGTCACCGAGCGTGTTCGCGGTTGGGATGATGAAGCCGAAATTGGCCTGTTTGTTGAGGTGGGTGCAATTCTTCGCGGTGAGACCGAAATCACGTGGGGTGAACCGGTTTATTTCTCAGGTGTTGTAACACGCAACTCCCCACTGTGGGTATCAAACCCTAAGCAACAGATCGCTTACCTGGGCGTTAAGTACTGGGCGCGCCTGTACTGTCCAGAAGTCATTCTGGGTGTATACAGCGCCGACGAGACAGAACCTAAACCAGAACGTGAAATCAATCCGGTACCAGCACAGCGCGTGAGCCTGAAAGATATCTCGTCCGAATCGGTCGTTTCCGGCACAACAGAGCCAGCAAAAGATGTTGATGGCCTGGCAGATGAATTCCGCAGTCGTATCGAGTCAGTGCAGGATGTTGATGCGGCGAAGGCCATACGTGCTGACGTTGAATCAGCAAAGGCCACGCTGGGTAATGCTGTTTATACCGAACTTAAGAACAAGGCAGTAGCCCGTTACCACCGCATTGATCATAAGAACCGTATGGAAGCAGCGATTAATTCTCTTCCTAACCCTGACGAACCTGATGCGCCAGCACGCTTCGCTGAAGTTGAGCGACTGCTGGTAGCTGCAAAACGACACCTGGGTGAAGAGCTACACGATCAGTTCTCCATCACCCTGATAGATATGCGCCCTGAATACATTGCTGATTAACAACCACCGGGAGGGTAACGCCTCCCGCTTAAAGGTGACGTTATGAGACTGATTAACCGTAGCAAGAAATCACCCATTGGCAGCCGTGCATGTGATGCCGCACTGGCAGCTCATCACGAGGCATTCGGTGAGTATGGCAGGCAGAAGGTTACGACAAATTACACGGTGGATGTGGACGGCATGAAGATAACGGTTGAAGTGGTTAACCGAAGTGCAAGTTACGTGGCCACAGCAATGACCGGCTTTCGTAAGCTTCGAAATCTTCCGGCGCAGGCGCACTGAGTTTCAATTTTTGAATAATGACGGCCCCGATCAGGGGCCAGTGTAGAGGTGTTTATGACTGACAATGAAAGCTGGATGGACACAAAGCGCGTTTGCGATTTCTTGTCTATTTCATCGCGTACTCTGGCCCGGTACCGAAAGAAAGCTGATAACCCATTCCCTACCCCGGACGATGCAGGAATGGGCGCGAAAAATCGGTGGAAACGAGCTCGTGTTGTTGAGTGGCAGCAGGCTGAAAAGAGCCTTTCAAAACCAAAGGCTCTGGCTCATATTCACTGCGAACGCGATATCAAAGGGCGCATCATATCGCGTCACGCGGTTTGAACTCCAACACGTCAGGCTCGATAATACTCATGAGCCTGGCCCACCATTTCCCGTACGCTTCCCGCATCTCGTTTATGTAACTGTGCTTGTCATAAACAGCCCATACACCCGGCAATTTGTGGCCCAGCATAATCTCAGCGATGTGCGGCTCTGTTAGTTCAGAGAAGTTAGTACGCGCCGTTCTACGCAAATCGTGAATAGAAAAGTGGGGTACATTCTCACTGTAGGCCTTTAGCATAAACACCCGCAGATTGTTGCTGATGCTCAGGTGAAAGGTTTCCGTCATCGGTTTATCACCATAGCGAGAAAACACATACTTTCCTGGTTCATCTGGCTTATCTGGTGTGCTGGGCGTCAACTCCATCGCACGGCTAATGAGTGGGACAATTTCAGGTAATATTGGCCGAATGAGAGGTTTCTTCGTTTTTCGCCCTGTCTTATGGTTCTCTGGCGGTACCGTCCAGACCCCATCCTCAAAGTTGAAGTGAGAGCGTTCTGCCAGGCGGAGCTCTGCAATACGGCATCCCCAGAACAGGCATAGCTTCACAATGATTTTGTTTCGCTCAATCAGGCGAGAATCTTCAGCAGCACGCCACACTAATGCTATTTCTTGGCGCGACAGTGTGCGTTCACCCATCTTCTTCTGAATGCCGAAGTCATGCCCGGATAGTTCCGACAGCGGGTTTTTCTCCAGCATCTGTCGCTTCACCGCCCATGAATAGCACTGCTTGCCATTACTGATCACACGGCGGGTTATTTCAGTGTATCCCTCAGCCAGGCGGTCAAGGACCGTGAGCCAGTTATGAAGGGTTAAATCTTCAGCCGGGTATTTGCCGATTTTGGGGAATACGTGCAGTTCGAACGAGCGCAGGATCTGGTCGGCGGTTTCTTTCTGGATACAGACGATAGCATGCCATTCGCGGAATAGTTCTTCGAACGTATAGCGGGAATTTACCCGGGCATGATTCAGGCTCTGCCGGATGCGAGGGTTTTCTCCTCGAGCCAGAACAGCAGCCCATTTCTCGACTTCTTCGCGTGCGGCTTTCAGGCCGAATGCCGGATAGCTGCCGATGGTCATCTTGTCCTGCTTACCCAGGAACCTGTATCGATAGAAGAAGGTCACGGCACCCTTTTTACTGACTCGTACCCACAGCCCATCACGGTCTGCTTTCTCTTCTATTTTGTCCCGCTCTTTACCGAGACAGGACTTTAGATAACTGTCTGAAATCGCCATACAAAAACCTCGCCCGTGTCCACGGTGGACACGCTCTGCTACCCCCATCATAGAATATGGACACAGCAGTGGACACAAGTTTGTTGGCTTATGTTGTCTTAGGTTGGCAAATGATGGCTTACATTGAATTGTTGAAAGTGGCGGAATTACTGGCTATAGCGGGGGAAAGTGGCAGAGGTTGGCAAAGGTTGACTTAGTGGCAATTATCGATGTGGGCAATAATAGAAAAGTTACGTATATTCTTCATAATTAGAGGTTTTTATGCCTTACAAATCCGGGAAAGCTCGGCGCAATGCGCTGTACAGAGCA